CGATCTTCCCACAATTCCCCGAACAGCGTGTTGTACACAACCTGCAACTGCGTCGTGCTACCAACTGCATCCAGATATTTCAGGATGATCTTTTCCCAACTCAACCACGGCGAAACGAACGTATTCAGCCAGAATGAGCGTGTGCCGTTCACATATGCTTCGGGATTTTCTGCAATCCATTTGGCAGGCTGGCGCTTGATCTCTTTCTCATAAGCAACAGCCCCGCACTCGGGGCAGATATAATAAACGTCGGTGACGTGGAAAGTCTTCTTGTTGTTCCGGACGGTGGTATTGTACTCATACCGCAAATCCGAAAAGACGATGTTGTGATACTCGCCACAGGCAGGACAGGCGACACACCAGCGTTCCTGCGTCCCCTTGTAGAAGGCTGCTTCAATCGCGCTTGCACCTTTGATTGTGGGTGTTGAAACCTCGACGCTCTTTGCATTGTAGAACGTGATCTGTCTGGCCATGGCCAGCTCCCACGGATCGCCCTCGTTGCCGGCGTTCGTTACCCACCTGTCGCGCTCGTCGCCGATGACATATCGGATAGGCTTCGATGCCAGGGCATGGGCTTCGGTTGCGCCGGTCAGCGTTAGTATGCCGCCCGGATAACTCTTCTGCAAAATCGTGTTGCCGCTATCCCTTGCTTTGGGAGTGGCAACACGGCTGCGCAGCGTTTGTGTGTCCCGCAGCATCGGCGCGATTCGCAGTTTGGAATACTCTTTAGCGTCGGTGTTCGTCGGCTGAATAAACAGAATGCTGCCGGGATCCTGATCGATGATATACCCGATGATGTTGTTTTCCAGCTCCGACTTGCCGACCTGTGACGCGGAAACCATCACGATATGCCGCACAGCCGGATCCGAAAATGCGTCCATCGGTTCTTTCAGATACGGCGTGCGCGACGTTCGCCACGGGCCCGGTTCAGCGGAGGATTCAGGGGACAGGTATCGGTGTTTGTCCGCCCATTGACTGACGGTCAGGTTTTCAGGCGGTTTCAGCGCCCGCAGCGCTTTGGCGATGACAGCGTTGAGTTTATCAATCCTGTTCATCGTCACCGCTTCCCATCTGCTGTTCCCAGTTGAGCCGTTCGCGTACCCTGTCCTCGTATTTCTGCGGGTCATACTGATACTGGCTCATTTCCTCCATGACTTCATGAATGGCTTTTCGGATAATCACCGATGCTTCTGCGGCGCTGTCTGCATTATGGACATCAACAGCCAATCGCCCAGGAAGTCCCAGCAGGAGACTACGCAGCGTGTTGGCCATGTCAGCGGTAATCGCCTCAACGTCTTCCGAACGGTGCATCTTGCCCTGAAGCTCACTCGCTTCAAGTTTCGCAACCGTCGCCTTCGCCGCTTTGATCTGGGCTTCTGCCATTTTTCGCGTCCGCTCAACCTTCTGTTCATCCTCGGACATCTTGTTCCCGCTGATGAAGGTGATGTATCGCTGGACAGAATCATTCAGCCTGAATCTGCCGCGTGTAGCAGGAGGGACAATGCCATCCTGCGCCAGTTGTTGAATCCTCCGAGCGCTCAGGCCGAGGCAACGTGCAAGCTCTGTCGTGCTGATGGTTGTCTCATCGGTGATTTTCTTCTCAGCCATGGGCGCTCCTTTCTCAATACTGAAAACGAACCGGCACTTTACTCTCATAAGCCGTGAGATTCTCATGAGATTCGGTGCCGGTTCTGGTAGAAAAGCGGAGCAAACCCCGCCAAAAGCGTAGCGAAACGCCCGAATTTTCCCCAAAAAACTATTCAAAAATCGGGGTCGAAGAGGGCGCTTCTGTTTTGATTTTCGATCACAGTACCTTTTTAACGCGATCTTCACCGTTGGGCGACCATCCCCAGAATAAGCCAGCGGGCCAAGGCCAAGGCTTTTTTCTTCTCAAACATCACACGTTCACGATTACTTTCGCATTACTGTAGGTACTATGCCCTCGTGTCATCATGGTGAGGAACTCTTCTCTTGTAAATCCAGACAGCCTGAAGATTTCCTCCGGGCGCATGCCCAGCTGCTTTCCAATCTCGGGGATTGTTTTCCCCTCGGCCATCAGCTTCTTGACGATTGCCTTCATCGGTTCCAGCAGATGTGTTCCGCGCGCTCGGTTGTGCGTGATGGTTCCGTACACATCCGCGCTTTCATCGCCCTTGTGATCTACGATGACCACCGGTACTTTTCCCCCGAGTTTCGACAGCAGCGGTTCGCGGCCGCTCACGGTCCAGCGGTGGAATCCGTCGATGATCGTCAGGTCAGGCCGGCAGACAATCGGCAGCGTCCATCCGTTGGTGAGTATGGACTGGATCAGCAGCCGCAGGTTCTCCTCGGAAACCTTGTTGGGATTGTAGTCGTTTGGATTCAGCCGCGCCCGGTCGATCCATTGCAAAGATGACAAGGGGGCGAAAATGTCAACGCTCATCTTCTCAGCCACGACGCACCGCCCCTTCCTTGAAGGACAGATTATAGTCCTGATAGATGCTCGTCCACAGTATGCGCAGAACTCTGGACTTGGGATCCCCGTACAGAATTCCCTCGTACATCTTCTTGTAATGCTTCTGGGTGGCGATCCCGTATGTTTTCACGAACAATCCGCGCCAGCTCCCGATCTTGGCCAAAGTATCCTTCGCGATGGTGTACCTGTCTGTATGCAGGAATAATAAATCCTTGCACAGTTCGATGTAATCCTTCGGCTGCTGATCCCCCTCCAATTCCCGGCGCTTTCGGGATGAACGCCTGAACATCTCACTGTCCCAGTACAGCAGCACGAGATAGGCGTTCGGTTCCCTGCGCTCGATGCGCTCCCACAGGTCGGGGTCCGTCTCGGCCACCCATCTCAATCCCTGCGTGGTCATGTCTCCGAAGAACGCGCACAGCCTGAGCTGGTTCTTGTTGACGCCGGCCTCGTACAGCCGCATATAGATTTCCGGGAACGGTATGCCCCGATCCCGGATGTACAGCCATATGTCGCTGTCGCTCCAATCGTAGATGGGATAGAGCTTCCCGCTCAGATGGTTCATGTTCATCTTCGCGATGATCTGATGCCTGGTCAGCGATTCGGCCACGCGCAGCCCGATCATGCTGATGCCGTCCGCGAACGCCCGCCCACAGAAGGTCTGGTAATTCATCTCGCCCGGATAATGCAGGTACGGGCTCTTCATGATGGCGAACGGCGGCGGGTCGCGCATCCACACATCCTCCTTGCCGGGTTCCCATGTGATCCAGCTCTCCGAGGACGACAGGTGGTCGATCACGCACACCTGCTTGAACGGCAGGCAGAACCACAGGAACGGCACGCCGATGTCCGTGAATTTCTTTCGCCAGTACATCGCCGCGTCCACCATGGAAGGGTACAGCCCTTCCTCGTCGATGAACAGCACGGTCAGCTGCTTTCCGTCGATGGCGCCTTCACGGATCAGGTCATACGTCAGCTGCGCCATGCACGCGCTGTCCTTCCCGCAGGAATACGACAGATACATCTTCGTGCCGTTGGCGAACGCGTTTCGGATGCGCTGCTTCGCCGCGGTCAGCACGTCGATACTGCTCTCAATGGATTTGATCGGCATGTCACACACCCCCGATCTCAGGAAGAGGGATGCGCTCTCCGCAATGCGGGCAGACGATGTATCGCGCTGTGGGCGCCTCAGTGCCCCCTGAGGGCGTCTCGCTGTCTGGCCTATCTGCAATAGCTCCCGCGCCATCAGGGCTCCCTGAGGGCCGTTGCAACGGCAAATTGGCGGGCTCCTGTCCCGCAAGCGGCGCGTGGTCTTCACGCTGGCGCTGGTTCATGCTGGAAACCTCGCCGTCGTCGAAGGTGCCGTAGCTCTCCACCATGGCGTTGGCTTCGGCCATGGAAGATGTAATCGTCTGAAGCAGGTCCTCGTCCCAGCCGGGCACGTCGATGTCGTCGCCCAGCTCCTTCACCAGCGCGTCGAAGGCGTCCATGTCGGTCATGCCCAGCTCGTACACGCGGTTGTCGGCCATCATCAGCTTGATCTTCCGCTTCTCACTCAGGCCCTCCACCACGTAACAGTCCGCTTCCTTCCAGCCGATGCGCGTCATGGCCTCGAACATGCCGTTGCCAACGAGGATGGTTCCGGTCTCGTCAACCACCATGGGGCGCAGCTGCCCGAACATATTCAGTGAGCGGATGTATTCACCGATCTGTTTCTCGTTGTGCCGGCGCACGTTCTTTTCCAGCTTCTTCAATTCGCTGAGCTTCTTCACGGTGACGTTCATGCGCTCACCGCCTTCCGCTTTTCCACGAGATTCCAACATACCGCGAACAGTATGCCGGCGCTGACGAAGTAAATGCGCACGCTGGCCATCAGTGTCCACATACCCATCACGCCAAGGGGAATCAGCACGGCCCAGAAAAGAATCAGGCCGGCGTTGATCGCCAGCCCAACCTTCTTGCCGAAGGCGATATAGATGCTGTACATGGACGAGGACAGCGTGGACGCTCCTATGATCGTGATCAGAAACGCCTTGATGATATTCAGCACAGGCGTGAACTGCGCCCACGCCAGCAGAAAGATGATGGCCGTGTATACGCCGAAGAAAACGCCGCCCAGCGTGAACGCCTTTCTGACGTTCACTGCGCGTGTGCCATCCTCGTTCGCATCGTTGTAATTGAGAATCTCAAAGAAATACGGATACGTGAAAGGCCCCGGCAACAGCAGCACTGCCTTCCAGACGCCCTGCCGCATGCTGTCCGCGTCTGCGATCATCGGTATTGCGTTGTAGTGCCCTCTCGAATGAATCATCGCCCAGATGGTAATAAGCAGCGCAAGCCCGTATACAACCATCCAGCCGCATCCGTCCGACAACACGTTCCGGATCATGCCATATTTCAGCAATATGATCAGGAATACCACCGCCATCGCATAGGCGATGAACATGCCGTAATCCTTGCCCAGCGATGTGTCCGCAAATACCGTCTGCGTTCCATTCATGCTGAGCCACGCCTGGAATACACACATTATGCCGCAGATCCATCTCATGATTCTGCTGCCGAATACCTCCCGCACCTTGGGAATCTTCAGCGCGCAGAATCCAAATAAGATGCAGGCTGCGACGTTGCCCAGCACCCAGATCAGGCTTGGAACGATACCGTACGTCTGGGTCATGGTTACGCCGTTCATCAGTGAGCCGATGCCGGCCCCTGTCGCGCATATGGACAGCGCGTAGTAAAGCGTCGGGTTCTCTTTGAATCTCCGTGTCAGATTGGGAAACATGAAAAAGCCCTCCTTTTGTCATCGGTGTGCGGTCTGTGGCGTCAGATCGCTTTGAACACGGTGCCGCGTTGGTCAATCTTCGATTGCCAACGTCGGCAGTCGGCCAAAGGCCGACCGGCAATCCATCGGATTGCCGCCTTTCCGCGTCAGGAGTCTACGCGGAACCGATTGCCTCCTTCCGTAGAATTTGGCGTGATGCGAATTCGAATCAGCATAAAAAAGTGTGCCCGGCGCGCGGGAACGCGTCAAGCACACAAATTCAGCGTGATTATTGTATCATGGATTTTCGGATGCGTCAAACCAGCGAAAAACCATCAAAACGGACATTCTCAATCATTGTCAAGCCCTTCGAGCATCCGCTCTGCCATGCGTTTGGCTTTCTTCTGGCACGTCTCGGCAATCTTCACCACGCCGATCTCGCTGAGCACTGCCGTCTCCATCAGGTTCAGGATCACCTTCACGTCAGCGATCTCTTCCAGCATGTGCTCCTGCGCTTCCATCCGGGTGACCGGCGTTTCGCCATGCATGCTGCGCACTGTCTTCAGGCACGCCTGACACAGTTCTGCGGATTCCTCCGCCAGCTGGCGAATCACGTATTCCTGCCCGTACTGCTCCACGATCTGCTGCATCCAGTTCATTTCCTGTCTCCCTTCCCGATACTGTTCGCCGCCATCTGTATCAGATATGCCTTGGTCATATCATAGGCCCTCGCATCCGGGAATCCGACGCTCACGAAAGCGTCATACATTCCCTTGGCCGCACTGGCCAGCGGCAGGAAGTCTGACGACTCCGTGCACATGAACTCGGCCTTGAACGGGTCGAACTTCTTCTCTGCATCATTCGTCGGCGTCTTCATCGTCATCCTCCTCGCCGAAGTCCACATCACCACACATAGTCAGTATCATCATGCGCAAGGTGCACAGCTCACCCAGAGCAGCACCCTGCTCCTTCTCGTACAGCTTCGAATGCGGTATGCCATTCAGGAAGTCGATGCGTCCTTCTATCAGCTTGATTATCGCGTTCACGTCATCGGTGTGCCGGATCGTTCCGCTCATCGCCTTCAAGTTGCTCAACGCCGTGCCGAACGCCGCAAAGTTGTTCATGTCAACCATGGGTCAATCCTCCTTGTCTCAGCGCAGGCGGTCGAACGCCTCGCCGAAATCTATCGTGATGTCGAATCGTCGCAGTACTTCATCCACCAGTTCGTTTTGCCCGAGGGCGAACACGACCTTCTCATCCACGGCAGCCAGCGCGTCATACACGCGCTTCTTTCCGAATCCGAAGCGTTCATTGAGCGCCAGACAGATTCCCGCGTAGGCCGCTTTCAGTATCGCCTCGCTGGCGTCGGTGAATCCAATCTTTCGCCCTTCCTCAAACGACTTTTCCAGATCCTCAGGCGTGATCCCGTTCTGGATCAGCCCCGCGATCCGCTGCTGCTTCGAGTAGTCCGCGATCAGCGCCCTGTTCCGCTTCGTTTCCTCGCGCATCATCCTGCGCCTGTCCGCGCGGTTGCTCATATGTGCCTCTCCACCTTTTCCAGCATTCTCCGATGATGGGGCAGAACAAAATAGAGCCTTCCAGCCTGCCCCATACGCATCCGATGCATTTCTCACTTGGTCGGGTCATTGTCACCATCCCGCTTCAGTTTCTCGTATATGTCTCTGTCGATCTCGACCGTTACCCAGCGGTATCCGCACTCCAGACACTCGCGGCGACGGGTCACGATGTCGTCCGCACTTATGCGGGTATCATATGCCCTGCCAGGCTCCGCGCCGCATTTCCGACAGACACGGGCGTTGAGCGTGTCATTCAGTGCCATCGTCATGACCTCCGCTCGCGGTCACCAGCGCCGCCACCATGAATCCCAGAATCATGCTCAGCGGGACGATCCACAGAAGGTTCCATGCGCTGATCATCGTCCTTCACTCCTCTCTCTGAGCGATCAGCTTGATCTGCTCCAAGATGCTCCGGATGTTCATGTCCTTCCAGCCCTCGTCCATTCGTTTCAGGTTGGCGTTGACCACGTCCTGGATGTCGCTCAGCTTCGTCCGGTAGGACCTCTGCTGCCTGCGGCTACGCAGGTATGATGCCAGCGCCTCGCCGAGTATATCGTGCTTCCGCATGGTCTTCTCGCCAGAATTACTGGTCGAGTAGCCGTAGCGCTCCTGTGCCAACTCATACGCCCGCTGGTGCCGGTCTATCTCTGCTTGGATAACTCTGGTATCGTAATCATCTCTGCTTTCATACTTCATTGCCACGCTCCATCATCTCCTGATACCTGCGCAGCGCCTCCCGCGCCGCGGCGATCATGTCGTTCTGCCCCTTCCTGCATCCGTACACCCATTCCATCCCCGGATGCGGGTTGAATGCGCATCCGAGGCACTTGTGCTGATAGCTGGTCAGACATGGAAGGGCGTCAATCAGCTCCTTGATCGTCGGCATTGTCTTCCATCTCCTCGAAATCCCTGCAATCCCGCATCAGTCGAAAGTACAGCTTCGGGTCATCTTTCAGCAGCCGCTCCATGTCGTACAGATTCTTGTCTTCATACAGTTCCGTGACGTCTCCGCGGATATCGTAGAGCCGGCCCCTGATCCGGGTGATGAAATGCCCCTCAACCGGCTCGTACTTGATCTTTGGCTTCTCTTTCTGCTTCAGCAGAAACTGGTTTTCCAGTATGTGGGCGAACCAGTAACAGCAACCGTGGAGGAATACGTCCGCGCTGCCCTTGAAACGGGAAATGAATCTCAGAATTGGCTGGTTGTCCATCATGTCATCCCCCATTGAACAGGCCGCGTCCTCAGTCTTTGAAGCAGTCTTTTCCTGACGGGTCCTCTCGCTTTCCAGCCATAGCGGAAACAATTCAAAGTCCTTTTATTGCCGCACATTTCCAGCACCGTTTCATACATCCAGCTAATTGGAATGTACGGTCCGCACTCAGGCGGCAGTTCGGCGCGTTCGCTGAGATCGTCGACGTTCACGATCTCGCATGGTCGGCCATCGGCCAGGATTACCGCATATCCAGACAGCGCGTCAGCATTCTTTGGCGGCATCCCGCTTCACCTCCACTGCTGCCCAGTCGATTGCCTGCCCGCACTTGCTGCAATACAGGCTCTTTTGCTGGTTGTGCCGCCTGGGGATGTACTGTTCCCCGACAAACCATCCGCACTCCGGGCACGTCCAGTCCGCCCACTTCTGCGTCTCAAACCCGCTTCTGCCGTCCGCGTAGGAAACGTGGAGCACCGATTCGCCCGTCTTGAACACCGGCGCCTTCGCCTTCCAGCGGTCTACATTGTGGATAATGGCCTCGGATTCCCGCATGAGCAGCTTGTGCTTCATGTCGCTGTTCTCGCGCTGCATGGCCTTGATGTACTCGATGGCCTTGCGCACGACCTCCGGCCTTTGCCTTTCCTCCTTATGCACACCATATGGGTACATGTGGAGCAGATCGTCGAGATAATCCGCGACATCTTCCAGTTGCAACATGAAATCGATGTTCGGTTCCGTCAATCTTATCGCCTCCTGAATTTGTCCGCAGCTGGACAGGTCGCAAAATGGCTCATGTACCCGATTCCGGTAGCCTTCTGAAGATCGCCGTCCAGCCTTGCAGACAGAACCTCGCCGTTGGGCGTGACGATCTTGTGCGCACCGCGCGAATCCTGCCAGTAGGTCACCTGCTCCGGGTCGCATGGCATTGTCTTGTTGCCCACGGTCTTGATCCTGATGATAGGAGCGCCGCAGCCGCGGCAGGTATACGTTCTCATGGTCATTGATCCACTGCCTCCTTGTCGATGCGCTCGAAGGTAATCACCCACACCCAAGGGTTTGCATTCCATCCGTAGAGTGAGCGTTCCGCAGGGTTGATGGTGTTATCCCATATGGCGATGAATTCAAATCCGTAAGTGCATCCTTCTTTGACGATGGGATTGTCTGAACCCGGTGGCGCGTCCATGATCTCATGCAGTCGTTCCAGCCGAACTTCCTTTACGCGCAGAAATATTCTCGCGGCTTTGCGGGGCATATGGATGGATGGGTGCCAGCGATCTTCAACCATCATCCCGGTCGTGTCCTGCGGTTCGTCGGCTCTGTAGAGGTAAAGGTCTATCAATCCGGGGCCTGCCGTTCCTGTGGTCGCCTGCTTCCACGTTTCCCGCACCCAAAGGATGTCGCCGGGCCTGTACGGGGGCTTATAGCCCATCGTTTCCGGATTGGTAACACCATCCTGGGGTTGCCCTTTGCAAACACGGCGTGTCTGCGTCTTCCTGCCGTCCAGGATTGCCTTGACCATTTC